TTAGCGAATCGTCACAGTTGCTGAGGTAACTCCGTTGCTGTTTGTGGTCGTGGCTGTGCAAGTCCTTGCGCCCATGCCCGCCCCCTGTTGAAACGGTGCGGGCTTGCTGGCGGCGCAGCCGGTGAGTGCTGCGAGGATGATGATGCTGAGTAATTTCATGGTGCCTCCTTATTTCATGCGGATGCGAGCAGATTGAGCTACTTGGGCCTGGACGCCGGGCGATTGGCTCAGACCTGCATGGATCGAGTAAATTGCAGAACGGATGTCGCTGATGGTGCCGATGGTGTAGTACGAATCGACTGTCATTACTGGCCCCGAAACGCTTGTTTGCGCGCTACCCGCTGGAGTAAAGTTCCACCCCAATCCAATATTGGCCGTTGTCCCCCAAATACCTCCATTGACAGTGCTGCCTCCGACCCCACCGAGGCACATATGCCCACCAGCGATATCGAGAGCGTTAGCTACGGCATTTTGTGGGGAGTAAATACCTACGCCCTTGCCGTTCGTTTGGTTTACAAGCGCAATCCAGTTCTCGGCCCCATTGTTCTGAACCTGATTGTCACTGGACAACAGCACACTGCTGAGCGTTCCTCCCGTCCAGGGGGAATTGCCGCCGTAAGTGTACATGGTTGAAAAATCAGGGGTTGTCACGATTGACGTGTTTTGATCCCACACTCCCCAACACCCGGCTTGGAACCCGCCAGCAAAAGTAACGGACGAATTGTAAGGCCCGATGTAATCGGGGTTAGTGGTGTCTGTTAATATACTGGGATCAACCGAAATTCCACTATGATCAAACGAGTCAATATACGTGTACTGCGATTTGACATGGAGTATATTCCCAGATAAAGTGTACCAATTTTCAAGGTACCCCTGTTTCGCTGCGTATTCAGTATTGCTTATATATGGTGGGTCTGGAAAACTTACGTCACTATTATAGTATTGGTCGGACCAGTTCCAATCTAGAGGCATAGATTTAACATATGCAGAATTACCACTTACCGACATTGAAATAACTGGGGTATTTGTGCTATCTGAATTTGTCAAACTGCTAGAACAACTGGTATCATTTAAATTCCAATACACATGATTTCTGCCTACATAATCGGCTTCTGTATAGCCAGGAATTTGCCCAAATAGCGAATGGTCTGCATACCCCCAAGTACCTATAGCCCCAGCACCACCAAAACCATTATCTATGGCCGCAGAATCGAATACATTAATACCGTCAGAACTTAATGCGAAATATGTAATTTGCCCACCGTGATCGGGGTTAATGCCAACGGTGATGGTGCCGTTATCTATACAGGTATCCCCAGTCGGGCAGGTTGCAAAAGCCACTGATGGCAGGATGCACAGAATAAGTATCAAAATTTTCATTACGCCCCTCACGGTGTGGTGGTTATTGCTATTGATGCAAGCCCACCATTCGCAACCTCGTCCACCGCTAGGCCGGTCTGTTCGCCGATGCCAACAAAAAACGTGGAGTGAGTCCCAAATGAATACGACGATCCGACAAATTTCCCTCCTGCACCTCCCGGCCGGCCGCCTGAGTCGAACCCCCCACCTGCGCCTCCGCCTCCTATCGTAGACACCCCAGTGAACCCTGAATAGATACCCCACCCCGGATTCCCGTATCCCGTTGCAATGTCTAGCCCCGGACTTGTACCATTGTAACCATCGCCCGGATTATAATCCCCTGTCCTGTCTCCAGTATCCCCGCTAGCCCCGCCTATGGCGTATGCGTATATGGTACCTGTGGAATCAGTCCAGTTGGAAGACGGCGCGTCGTAAGTTGGCGCTGATGATGCGTTGGTGATAAATGCAGCGGACCCCCCACTACTGGGACCATCACCATCATCACCAGGCCCGCCAGCCCCCCCACCGCCATTGAGTATGAATGCAAATGACGACTTGCTAGAGAGTGTCAGTTTACCCCTGCAACCAGTCGGCAACGATGAAGTTGACCATCCACTAACTGACTCTATAGCGGTACCATTGACAGTGATGGCTCCGGTAGGCGTCGAGGTGAGCACATAAAATATCAGAGGTACAGCAGCAGCAGCAGCAGCAGACGCCGTGTTACTCAAAACCGACTCGCCGCCCGCCCCGACTGCCGTCACGCCCGCATAATACGTCGTGCCAGAGGTGAGCGGACCGTTGATGGTGTATGGTGACGTGACGCCGGTAATTTTGGTCCCGTTGGCGGTCGTTACGTCCGTTGTGGCGTGGTAGTAGAGGTTGTAACTCGTCGCCCCGCTTACCGTGCCCCATGTGGTCGTGAGTTGCGCCGGGGAATTGCTGACGGAGGAGACAGTTGGAGCTGGGGGGGCAGACGCAACTACCGTCCCGGCAGCGGAAGCCCCAGCCCCGAAGCCTGTCCCCTTACCCGCGATCCCCGAAACGCCCTGCCTCTGAGTTGCCACTGCAAGCGCCGATGCTCCCGTCACGCCGCCCGAACCGGTAAGCGTAGCCGCTGCTACTTTCTGAGCAGAAATAGAGAGGATGCCGAAGCTGGCAACCTGGCCCGCGCTGGCTATGTTGGCCTGCGCGTTGCTGGCCGAGGTGGTAGCAGTGGAGATCGTCCCGGCAAACGTGCTGCCCTTGCCGCCCAGCGTCGCCGAGGCGAATACCAGCCCCGTAGTGGTGATAGTGCCGATGCCCTGTACCGAGCCAGCACCGGATAGAGTAGCCATGCCTGCGCTGCTCGACGTGCCGGATGCGGTGGCTAGCCCGGCCATCGTAAGTCCGATGGAGACGGACGCGGAGCCGTTGGTCGACGAACCGCCAGTTGTGCCGACCGCAGAAATGCTGCCGCCGATGACTGCGCCGGTGCCGGGCAGGATCGTGGCTATGTCGTATTCCAGGTCCTGGTTGATCGATGCACCCCAGGTCATGCCCTGCGATACGGTAGCGGCCCCGTTGGCGGCTCCAGCGGAGGTGCCGGTAGCGGAGATGGCGCCACCGAACGACGCCCCGCGCGAAACCGTTGACGAGGCGAAAATCAGCCCGGTCGCGGTGATCGTCCCGACGCCGTCCGTTACGCCCCGGCTAATGGTGACGCTTGCGGTCGTGGTCCCGGTCGCTGTCACGCTGCCGCCCTCTGTCGCGCCCTGCGATGCTGAGGCGTAGGCGGTACCGGATGCAGGGAGTGACCCGATGGAGATGACCTCGCCATTTTGCTGCAGCACCCTCGACGCGGACCCTGCCGCTGCCGATACCGCGGAGACTCCGCCGATGCCCGAGCTCGCGCCGGCAGAGACGGAGGCGAGGCCGAAAACCAGCCCCGAGGCGGTGACGCTGCCATACCCGGTGGTCATGCCGACACTGACGGTAGCCGTCGCACTCTGCGGGCCGGTCAAAATCGGGATGCCGTTGAACAGGTAGACCGTCCAGCCGCCCCAGGTCCCGACCGGCTGCCAGTATGGCCGGCCCGCCAGGATGGAGCTCTGCGAGAGAGGCACACCGGCGGGGTACTGCAGCCCCCGGACCGTGACCGGGACACCCGCGGGCGCTTCCCTCCCCACGTCAACCTGCGGGATCGCAGCGAGGGCTGACGTAGCAAACAGCAGTATGGCGATAATCGCACGGAGCACGGTCACCTCGTTTCAGTCGGAGCAACGTAAAACTGGCCCTTCAGCAGATAACCGACAGAGCTTTCGGGGTCGATGATTTTGAGGTCCCAGTAGCCGACCTTGCCGCCGATAGCCGCCGTGGTCGCCCGAGAAATGCGGATCCTGACAGTCCCGGCGCTCGAGTTGGTCGCCGTGCTGATGTTCGCCAGGATCGCGCCCGAAGTCGGCTGCGTGCGGGCGACGGACGAAAACGTGTAGCCGGTGAGATTTACCGGGTTTCTGGCCGAGTCGGTAAAGATCAGCGTGCGGGCGAAGTCCTCCCCCTGCTGGACCTGCAGGTTATAGACGCCGGGGATGTAGGAGTCGGCAAGCGCCGGCACAGCGCAGAGGATGACCAGACAGATCAGGTGTCGCATGGTGCCTCCTATGCCAGTGTGAGCGTCACGGTCCTGGTGCCACCGTCGGAGCCTCTCACTGCGATAACGAGGTGCGTATCGTCCGAGAGCCAGCACTCCATCGTTTTGTTGGCGGCGAGCGGCGACGGGTTGACGTTGCTGAGCCCGATAGTTGTGACGCCCAGCGTCGAGGTGCCAGCGGTGAGCGGGCCGACGGCGAAAGCCTGGCCGCTGCCGGGGCCGGCGATGGGAGAGGCTGCAGCGAAATTGGCGTTGATCTTGATTGCAGCAGCTCGCAGCGAATCCCCCGTTCCATCGTTTGCCACGGTGCCTATGTTGATCGTTTGGAATGACATGTTGCCCCCTAGAGGTTTGTTACCGACATGTAAGCGTTGCCGACGTTGACGGCTGCCGTGTAGGTGGTGAAAATATGCATGGACCAGACGTGCGACCCCGCGGGAGTGAAAAGGTCCCGTTTAAAGGTTACCTGCCCCTCGGGGTCAACGTTGGAGTTCCAGTTGGTCCCCGAGATATAGGTGCTGTCCATCGTCACCCCGTCCCGCTTGATTTCGACCGTCACGTACTGAGCGGACCCCATGCGCTGGATTTTGATGTTGGCATCGACGTGAACCACCCCATCTTTCGGCGTGATCAGCGTGAGCGAGAACCAGTCTACGTCGGCAGCGGCAGCCAGCGTGGTCGGGACCGTCGACCCGGAGCTGTACGGGGAGGTGGCCCCGGACCCGGTCACGGTGTAGGAGTGCGCGGCCACTTGCGAAATGTCCTGTCCGCCTCCGCCGTAGACATTCCGTGAAACGAACTTGAAATAAACGGTGCTCCCGATCAGCGCCGGGTCGTAGGCATATCTTACAATCGACTGATCCAGCCGCAGGAAGGGTGCTCCTGCCGAGTGTGCAAGTATGGGGCTGGCATACGCCCCCCGGCGCAGGTAGGCGAGCGCGTACCGGTTCGCCGCGGTCAGCGTGGCTGTTTTATAGGAGATGTATTCTCCCCCGACGTAGCAAAGCGTATTCAGGTTGTCGGCGTCCGCTTGCGTCCCCGACAGCAGAGCCCCCCCACTCTCCGACAGGTCAACAGCCAAAGTCTCCACGGTGTCCGGGTCGGACGTGACCGCCAGTGACGCGGTGAGTACTCCCTGCTTGGCCGGCCCCGTGGCGGTCGCCACCTTGGAGTAACTGACGCCGTCATGGGATGCCCAGACATCGGCGCCTCCCCAGGAGGCCCCACCGGAGAGGCCGAACCATATTTCAGGGTTACTGCCGGACACCAGGGGTTTCGGCACCTCCCAGATTACCGGAGCGTTGGCGTCTCCCGGGGATGCCTGGTAGTTCGGTAGATACCCAAGGGGGTTTTGGTGTGCGTGCAGCGCATGGGCATAAACCCCAATCTGGCATTCCTCGACAGTGAAGGTCAATAGCCCGTCCGCGTCCTCGCTGATCTGCCTCGCCCTCACCGGTGCCTGGTTCAACCCCATGAGTGCATCGTTGATCGTCAGCAGGTCCATCGGCTCAAGTAGGCAGTACGACCAGGACAGCCTGAACGTGTAGGTGTTTCGGACGTAGAGCGACCGCTGCAGTATGATTTGCGCCACGGCTTGGGCAATCGATCGGTCGCAGATGAAGTGCATCGCGATCGGAGCTTTTGTCCGGAGTCCTTTTGCTTCGATGTCGGCCTGGTCCTTCGCCTCAGCGATGACGGCGTTGTAGTCCTGGTCCCTGTCGGAGTACTCGATCTGGATGTGATTGAACGCGTCAGCCGTGGTTGATCGGTTGCACTGCACCGGGTCATCTACGGCGGCAGAGGTTGATAACCCTGAAGTCTGTCCGATGATCCCAGACACCCGGTCCCCGGGCGTGCCGGCGGTCGACACGATAAAATCATCGTCAGTTAGGTCGTAGACCGGGGTCAGGTTTGGGGTGAATATGACGCCGTTGCCGGTAAACGATGCGTCGGCGTAGGGCGCCAAGGTGAGCGTCCCCTGCGACCACACAAATTCGCTGTTCGTCGCGGCGGTGAGCTCCAGCAGCATATCCTTCGCCGCGGCCTGCTGAGTGTAGGCCGGGGAAACCAGCAGATTGGCCGCCAGGCAGTAGTTGGAGTAGTCCGCCAGGCTCCCGACCTCCCCCGCGGGGAAACCAGCGCGCGCAAGCAGGTCGGCGACAATGACTGCAGGGTTTTCGTCCAACACACCAGGACCCACCGACGAGCTCGCAGAGGATGCCGACAGGGAAGCGATGTCGAGCCCGGTAATGGCCCATCCGGTCTCCCCCTCGGGGCTCGCGAACATGTAGGACCCGAAGGGGACCACCCCCCCGGATGGAATGGTGAAATTTTGGCCGGTGCTAAGGCTCGTTGCGTTCAGAAGGGTGACGCCCGTAAAGGTGACCCTCATTGCCGCACCGGCGTAAGTGTCTGCGCCGGCGCCGGTCGAAACGAGAGACAGCCCGGCGGAGGTCCCGGCGGCATAGGTTGACCCGGTCCAGGTGTCACCGGACCCGTCCCAGTTGCTGTTGAACCAGGTTGGTCCCATCACCGAGGCGATGGCCTCGCTAGCCCCGGCTGTCATCCCCAGTCCGTAAACCTCAAACGCACAATTAGGGAGGGCTGCCGAGCCGTCCAGATTCATCACCGGGGTGGCGACGTAGGCAAGCCCAGAGTACCCGATAGCCTCCGGGCTGTGCAGTGCCGACAGGTAGCCCCACGGGGCCTGTGGGCTTTCCCCCGGGAAGATGGTCAAGGAGAGGTTGGCCGTATAGTCCGAGAGCGACAGAAACCGGTTCTTGTCCTGCCAGAATTTGCCGACCCCGCCTATTGGGCCTGCAGCTAGGCCAATGGCTACGGCGGCTGTATATGAGTAGATGGAGACGTTATTCCCGCCCATTATTTGCCACCCGCGGACTGTCCTGCCGCCTTAAAATCCCCGTACCAGATCAGGTTGCCCGATATCCGATTGGTGCCGTAGACTAGGGGGATGACGGCACCATAGGTTGACGTCTGGACCTTCACCGATTTCAGTTCGGTTGGCTGGCTGGCCTGAGACCCTGAAAGGTTCATCGTCTCCCCCAAAAACTGTACGTTGCCACGAGGCGCCCCACGAGCGCCGTGTCGTATGCCGACGTCCCCACAACCCCCACCCCCGCGGCCGCATGTATGAGGCGCGGCCACTCGGTCACCACCGCACCATGAGACGCAATGCGCCCGAACCGATAGAGCAGGATGTCCCCTGGCTGAGGCTCGCACGTAACCGGAGAGCAGTATTTCTCCAGCCCGGCCCGGTAAACTTCGTCGCTGCGGTGTAGGTGGAAATCTGGCTTGAAGCTCCCCAGGTCCGCATGCTCGATAAGCCCGGCGCCCTCAAAGATCGCAGCCAGGAAAGTCCCACAGTCGACCCCCACCTTTTTGATCTGCGCGTTCAGGTGGTAGGGCGTCCCGATCCAGGACCGCGCCTCACTCACCACTCGCTGCCTTTGCTCGGTCTCGGTCAAAATGCTGTCTCCGCTGCCGGGATGAACGGTTCCGCCGAGAACCGCACCAGGTTGCTAAATTTGCTGCCGCACGTTGACTGCTGCTTGTCGCACCCAGCGTAGGCGGTGAACGTGTCACCTACTGCAGGGACATTCGGCCATGGGAGGGAGAAACTGAGCGTCCCCGGCGAATACGACTTGACGGTACGTGAGACACCCGCGTTCGCCCCGCTCATGAAGGTGACCGTCCCCATATCGAACCATCCCGACTGCGAGTAGCCGATGTCGGCGGTGATCGCGACTCCGGAGGCCGGCGCCACGATAAATGAAATCTGCGCGTTGTTGCCGCTGAAGGTGAAGCCCCATCCCGTGGTCTGCGCAACGCCGTTCAGATACACAGCATCAACCGCCAGAGGGATATAGCCGACAGCCGCGGTAAAATCCTGCGTTGCGCCGTCCCCGGTGCCTACCGAGTGCGCGGATAAGGTACCGATGCTGCCGCCTGGTTGCGACAGTCCGCACAGTATCTGCGTGGTAGTGCTCCCGGCCAGCACGGCACTGCTGGAGCCAAACCCGGCCTTGCTGACGGTGCATCCGGTATCGTAGAGCACGCGCCGGCACCCGGGTTGATAGATGTCCGCCGGCAGTTTGGTGTTGAGCAGGAAAATGTCCGATTTCACCGTCACCGGGATTTGCGTGCGGCCGCCCCCCTGGATATCCTGCATCGTCCCCTTGAACCGAATGATCTTGTCCACGTAGGTCGCCCAGGTCGGAGAGAAGAAGGCGCGCTCCAGCAAGAATGCCGCGTTGTCGAACATGCCACGGTAAGCCGCCTCTGCAAAGGTAATGGACCCGACCATGTCTGAGGGGGCGGGGAAGAACGTCATGGTCAGATCATCCACTTCCAGCCCTGCAACGAGGTTAATGGCACTCCTGGTGCAGAGCGGTACCGGCGGGTAGGTTTGGCCGGCTACCGTCAGCGCGGTGTCCGCCGTCGTGAATCTCAGGACCGTACCGTTCAGCATCGTGACCGTGTAGAGGTCCGCCATCAGGTAGGACGCCCCGCTGGCGAACAGAGCTATGAGGTTGGCGTTGTTGATCATTTCACGCTCACGAACTGCAGTTTTTTGAGCTCCCATAATTTCAGCATGAAGTTGTTGAAATCGAGAATATCGCTGAGGAACCGGCATCGGAAGCTGAAAGAGAACGTCGCGGTGATCGCCACCCCGGCCCCGGGTGCTGCATCGAAAGCGATAACTCCCGCGCCCTGGTCGACGGCATAACCACCGGTTGCCACCACCCCGTTCAGGTAGACAGTGGGGATGCCATTACAGGAGGATATCGGCTCAACGAACCCCCCCATGGTGCGCAGCAGCTGGAATTTCGTGGTGGTCCCGTCGCCCACGCCTAGCGGCTGGGTTGTCACCGTGTTGTCGGAGGCATCAGAGTAAATAAACCGGCCGCCGGCCCCGAGACATTTGTTGAAAAACCCCATCAGTGTTTGTAGCTCATTCGTGGAGTCATCCCGCAGGAACTCGTAGGGAAGGTCCCACTGCCACCGGGGATAGCTCCAGTAGGACGTTGCCGACTCTTTCCCGCTCGCGGCCTGGTGGATTGAGGTTGACCATATTGGCATTTTGCCGCGGTTGTAGCTGAGCCCCAACAGCGACGAGGGGAACACCGGCAACGTATTGAGCGCCGACGACCTCGGAGCGTCAGAATCACACGATACCGTCGTGCTGTCGCAGGTGATTGTGGTACTATCACAGGTGATCGTCATCAGCTCACCGCCGGGTTGAAGTTTCTGGACTGGTTGCGGATCGTCGCAGCAAGAGCCCTGCCGTGGGTCTGGAAAAACTTAGCCACCCCGCCAGCGTCCATGGCATTGACGTGAAAATGCACATCTCCGCCCCCGCTGCCCCCGCCGCTGTCGGCCACGCCACGGATCACGTTTGCGTACTGCGCCGGCAGGACCATTTCCTGGGCATGCAACTGTGTCACCGGGTTGACCCCCGCTGGGATATCGTAGCCGCCGGCCGCAGACGCCATCGCAGCAAACCCCATCCCCTCGGCATAGGCAGCGGCCCCGACCCCCGGCGCCATCGACCACCCGACAAAGGGTATGGCGGCCACCGATGCCGACGCTGCAGCAGCGTACAGCGCGGCGAATGAGCCGGCGGCCGCCACGTTCGCGGCGATGGTTGTTGCCAGCTGCGCCGCCGCCGCCGTCTCGGCAGTAGCCACCCGGGC